AATTTTGCTCTTTTTTGTGTCTAAGCGGCTACTACTACGTATTACAGAGTATGTCGCGGCCCCCCGGTGTAGTTTTTGGCATGGATATTGCTATTGGCATGGTAATTGCGCTGTTGACATTGGGCCTGTGACGTGCTAGTGCGTGAGTCAGTGAAGGTACTTCATAGGCCTATAATTAACTGGAGTTAATTTGACACCTAATACAGGTTTTAGTAACATTGACATGTCGACGCAATACCGCGCGGCAAAATTAACTGGAGTTAATATCATGACTAACATTGACAATAGAGGTGCTGGAGCAATAGCGGCGCAAGCACAATTAGACGCAGATCTTAAGCCAATGGCGGCAATGATCAAGGGATTGACAAACGTTAAAACAAAAGAGGATATCGCAGAGTTCATTGGCGGTTACGAAGGAGGACTAATCGCTGGCGGTAAAAAGCCTGAATCCATTCCACCAATGCTAAGCCGTGCACGTCGCATTGCTAAGACATGGACGGCGACCGACAAAAAACTAAACGACTGGCACGACCTCAAGTCACCAGCTGACGGCCAGAAACTAGTCAAGGCAATGGCAAAAGAATCGAGCGGACTCACTGAACTATACGAGAAGCTCGCACCAAAAGCCGCAGAGACTGAGACAGCTGATCAGTCAGAACCAACAGCAGAGACTGAATCAGAATCAGAACCACTCGCTAGCGATGCACCAGCATTGCGACACCTATACTCTGAATTCGTTCAGAAGGCGCATGACGCTGGATACACTAACGATGAGATCAAGGAATTCATCGCCACAATCTAAACCGCTCAACCGTGACACCTCAGCCGCTCGAAAGAGCGGTTTTTTTATGCCTGAATCCTATTTGACAATGATTCTCATTTAGGAGATAATAGGTGCATAGTGTGGTGAAGTGTGGTGTGTGGTGGTAGTCGTCATGCTATGTCCTATAAATTAACTGGAGTTAATATTATGATGATTCAATATTTCGACGATCGTGCTGATCGTGAGTGGTTGGGCATCGTCCCTGAGTTCTTTGCTCGTGGTGTTGTAGCGGCAAGGTTCGAGGGTGGCGGTATTAGTACAGTGTCCGATGAGATGAACGCCATGTATGGTATGGGTGGCTTCAGTGACCATTGGCGCGGTGACATCGACGACGATGGTGTTTATCGTGCACCAGAAGATGAACCACTTGAGCCATTCGCTCGTGTTGACTTTAACGGGTGGACGATGTGGGCTTATCCTTATTCGATATTCGGCATCAAGGACAGCGTAGGTAATCAACGTGTTGGGAGGTTTGACTGATGGTCAAGTTAACTAAGAATCAACAGCAGGCTTTATTGCGTAAGTGGCGGTGTGATAACCAAGGCATGACGTACCTGCAGTTCAGGCGTACTGTTCTGCCTATGTTTGCTGACCCTGCTATTGTGGTGAAGTGGTGCAACATGTTCTTAGCTATCGAACCCGATGGTTATACGCATTCATGAGGAGGATGTATGGATATTCATTGCAGGTATTGTGGTGAACCGTGGGATCATGACGAGTTGCATGAGATAGAAGGACACACATACAAGCAGGCGGCAGTAGCTTTCAGGTCGTATGGGTGTGGAGCTTTCAATACATTGAGGGGACAGAGTGTGTGTAGACATTCGCCTATCTTTCCTCCTGATGTGTTGGAGTTGATAGCTGTGTCGCAAGACTTGTCACCATATCCTGATGAGTGGGCTGACTTCACTGAGATTGAGATTATGTTACAAGCTGCGGAGGAGATGTTCTGATGTCTATGGTCTTTGAGTGTGTTGTGTGCGATGAGTGGTTTCGCAGTGAGCAGGATGTGTACCAAGAGGACAATGGTGACTGCATCTGTGTGTCGTGTTGGCACGATAACGTGGAAGAACTAATGGAGAAGTACTATGGGAGAAGTAGTAGAGCTGTTCAGCAAAACTAAAGTGTCGGCTACGTGTCTGTTGTGCAAGAGTGTGCACAGTCGTTTAGTTGACACAGATTCATGGGGTTGGTATCTTTGTACAGGTAGGTTGGTGCAGGATGTCTTTCCTAATGAAGACGTAAGCACTAGAGAAATACTTATAGGTAATCGTACTGGTGCCTATATGTGTGATGACTGTTGCATAGAGGAGGAGTGATATGCATTTTACGGAAAACAGAGTGGCGCAGTATTTTATTGACACTGTGCTAAGGGATCCAGACAAGAGCATCAGCGTGTTTGGTGAAGGTGAAGGCCCAGATGTCAAGAAATCTCGTGAACACATGACTGTGCTTGACAACATGGGTCAGTGTGACTATGATGATGTTGGTGTGTGGAGCGATGAGCGTGATGGATACGTTGCATGGTTTCAGTTTGTATACGGCAACGTAACAAGTACCAGCGAGCCAATGGAAGTGATCAGTAATTACTCAGCTAATGAGTATGCTGATCGTATTATTAACAACGTGGAGTGGTGTACAGAATGAGTGATCATTTACTAACAACAAAAGACGATCTTGTAGAGTTCCGACGTGTCATCAATTCAATCAGATGTAGGGTTGAGTACGACATCGTCAACCATCCGCTTAACACTGAGTTCGAGGAGCTAGAGGTATTACTTCACGATGCAGTAGTGAAGCTGGATGAGATCCATGACAAGATGAAGGAGCACGTGTACGCGTTCGACGTGTCTGTTACTGTATCAAGGCGTGTGTATGTTAAGGCATCGGATGAGTGTGATGCAGAGCAAGCTGCAATGGACTACGCTGTTAGTGAGCTAGACTGTCCTATTGATTGGAACGAGGATGATGTGCAGGTGTTCCGTGATGAAGATGAAGAGACCACTAGTGTCTATGATGTGGAGGTGTAAATATGAAGACCAGCGAATTGTATGAGTGGTTAACGACATGTCCTGATGATGGCTATGAGGTGATTGCTCATATGCCTTGTGACGATGAGAATATTATTGTTGTTACTTTTCCTGTAGATAAACTAATCGAGGATGTGTAAATGATTGGTACAAATTTCATAGTGCAAAAGTTTGACCGTAATGTGTGGGAGTGGGTAGAGAGATCACCAGATGGGTGTGACCACTACTCTTCACTTGACCATGCAAAGTATTTTTGCGATAGTTATATCAAGGACGGCGAGGAGTGCCGTGTAATCAGAGAGGAGGTGGTGTATGATCCCGACCGTAAGCCTAAGTAAGATGTCAGGTAAGCTGGAAGGTATACAAGCAATCAATACCAATACGTTAACGAACGAGTTCTGTATCAAGGAGTCTAAGAAGAAAGACCCCAAGCGTATATGTGGTAAGTGTTACAGTGTTGGTATGCTTTCTAGTTATAGGAAGAACTGTGCGCCTGCATTCCAGAGGAATAGTGATGTACTTGCGAGTGATGCTGAGTTCATTTTGCCTCGTACCTCCGGTGCATTCGTGCGGTTTCACGGGCATGGCGAGCTGATAAATGAGCAGCATTTCCGTAATTTTTGTGCGATAGCTAGTGACAACAAGCACTCGACGTTTGCTTTGTGGACTAAGCGTGTGGACTATGTACGCCCTAATCTGCATCTTGTTCCTGATAATATGATTCTTGTTTATAGTAATCCTATTGTTGACAGGATAATGACAAAGCCACCTCGTGGATTCGACCGTGTATTTAACAACGTATCGGAGGAGTTCGACGGAGAAGCTAACTGTACTGGACAGAAGTGTATGGATTGTTTACTATGCTACAAGCGTGACACCACTAAGGTGATCATAGAGCATGAGAAGTAATTAGGTTCGGGTAATAGGAGATTTGTTATGGGACGAGAACAATGGGAAGTATGGCACGACGATTACCAAGACTATTGGGAAGGTGACCGTTGTATCTGGGACTACGCAGAGGAGTATCACGAGGACGATATCTCCAAGTACAAAGAGGAGCGTGACAGTGCCGAAGAAGGGTAGCTATCTTACGTACCACATGACTCATCAAGAGATTGCTGACGAGTTAGGTATCAGTCGTCAGATGGTACGTGTTATTGAACGTCAGGCATTGACAAAGCTCAAGCGTTCAGGCAAACTACGTGCTTTCTTGGATCATGTTAATGACGAGAGGGAGGAAAGATATGGCAAGGAATACACGCCGATATGTTAAGACGCACAAACCGCGCAGTAAATCAAGAGGTAATAGTGCCGACAAATCCATTGGCAAAAGAAAGCGTAGTGTGGTATACTAATCTATATAGTCTATACAGTAAGTACTATGCATTAGTATTAAGTATTACTAATACATATTACTTTTATAATAGGAGGTAACATGGAACAAGCAGAACGAATGCGTATGGTTGAAGAGTTAACTGAAGATCAAATGCATAACGTAAATTACATGGAGGCAATGAATATGTTGTTTAATCTTTTTGCATTGGAGTTTGATTCAATGGACGATGAACAACTGAAGTCTCGTTATCTTTCTCGTTTTGGTACTAGTCAGGAGGTGCACTGATGGCTTTTGTTAAGCTGCATCAGAAGTGTGATGATTGTGGTTCTAGTGATGCGTTGTCCTACAATGAAGATGGGTCTAGCTTTTGTTTTGCATGTGCTAGGTTTAACCCCTCACCAGACGGCGTAGGAAGCTCTGTGAGCGACATTAACGACTATCGGGTACCTACCCCTAGGGTTCCTGTAATGGAGCTTAGAGGGCAATCTAGGAGCTATCAGGACAGGGGACTCGATGCACGTACAATGGAGAAGTACTCCACTACGTTGTGTGGGGACGAGGTACACTTCGGTTACTACACACCCGATGGCGAATTAACTGCAGTTAAAAAGCGTACACCCGATAAGAAGTTCAGTATCGAAGGGGACTGGAAACGTGCAGGTCTGTTCGGACAGCATCTCTTCCCTTCAGGTGGGCAGTACATAACTGTGGTGGAAGGAGAGATGGATGCACTGTCTGCCTATCAGATGTTTGGTGACAAGTATCCTGTAGTGTCTATTCGTAATGGTGCACAGGGTGCGGCGGCGGATTGTCGTAGGGCGTATGAGTTTCTCGATAAGTTCGATAGCATCATCTTCTGCTTTGACAACGACGAGCATGGCAAGAAAGCAGCGCACGAGTGTGCCGATATGTTTGGTGGTAAGGCAAAGATCTACCAACACGGTGAGCATAAGGATGCATCCGATTACCTGATGAATGCAGATAAGGATGACTTCATCAAACGGTGGTGGCATGCCAAGGTCTATACACCTGACGGTATGGTGATGATAGGGTCACTCCGTGAGGCGATGAAGAAGCCACTGATGGAGGCAGAGGTACGCTATCCCTACAAAGGACTGGATGACATGACCTTTGGCATTAGGCCAACTGAGCTAGTCACTATCTGTTCTGGGTCGGGGCTAGGTAAGTCTACGTTCATGCGTGAGCTTGTCTTCTCTATTGCATCGCAGACCAACGAGAGGATAGGTCTAGCCTTCCTTGAAGAGACACCTGACCGTACTGCACGTGGACTAGTGGGTCTACAGATCAACAAACCAATACACCTACCCGGATGTGATTACTCCCCTGATGAGGTAGAGTATGTATTCAATTCGTTAGATCTAGATGACCGTGTCGTGTTGTGGGATTCGTTTGGCTCCAATCAGATCGAGAACGTGCTGGCTAGGTTTCGCTACCAAGTCAAGGTGCTAGGTGTTAGGTACATCATCCTCGATCACATATCCATTCTGGTATCAGATCAATCCAATGGCGATGAACGTAAAGCCATTGACGAGATCATGACCAAGCTACGTATGTTCTGTCAGGAGATGGAGATATGTATGTTTGTTGTTAGTCACCTACGTAGACCAGAAGGAAAAGGACATGAGGATGGAGCAGTTACTAGTCTTGGTCAGCTTCGCGGTAGTGCTTCAATTGCTCAACTATCTGATATTGTTCTTGGCTTAGAGCGTAATGCACAAGCAGAAGATAAGATGGTACGCAACACAACACACGTGCGTGTACTGAAGAACAGGTTCAGTGGTATGACTGGACCATCGTGTTCGCTGCTGTATAATAAAGATTCAGGACGGTTGACGGAGATAATGGAGTGAGATGCGTTGCTTGCGACAAGATACTCAATGACTACGAACTAACTCGTAAGTTCACTGAGTCGGGGGAGTTTGTTGACTTATGCAATGGGTGTGGTAAATTCCTTATTGAGGATGACGTTACCATTGAAGGTAACTTAAACTATGCACATTTATCAGACATGGAGGAATCATACGATGTCGAAGATGGGGAACTGGATTGTTACTCAGGAACAGAACATGGAGATGAAGACCAATGGTAGAGAACTCACAGAGCGAGAGGAACTGGACCTTGCCTACTACGAATATAGTGTTCTTGGATATAGAAACGGATGGTCTCCAGCCATCGGTAATACACTGCGTAGTGACGAAGAGACCAAACGAGGATCACTGTCTCCATACCTGTAGGGAGTCCCTGTTCGAGGAACTGGCTAGGGGTGGTCATGTATGTGGTCACAACTACATTGGCTTTGATGGACCTGTGCTGGAAAAGTTATGGGACATACGGGTACATCCTGATCGTGTACTGGATACACTGGTGATGTCGAGGCTGTTCCATCCCGATGTACAGGGTGGTCACAGTCTAGCTACATGGGGCGAGAAGTTACGCTTCCCTAAAGGTGATCACGATGACTGGAGTCAGTTGTCTGAGGCTATGATCCAGTACTGTATGCGCGATGTATCGGTGACTGAGAGGTTGTATGAGACACTATGCATGCAACTAAAGATGTATCATTTCTCTGACACCAGTGTGTACCTTGAACATGCTGTTGCACATATATGCAGAGAGCAAGAAGAGAATGGGTTTGCTTTCAATCTTACTGGTGCAATGGAACTCGAACGTCAACTGGAGACTAAGATGTTGGGTATCGAAGCTGCATTGCAGAATGTATTTCCACCTATAGCAGAGGAGCAGAGGTATCACAAGACAACAGGTAAGCCGTTGCCTTTGAAGTACACGCACTTTAACGTAGGGTCACGTCAGCAGATAGCTGAGCGATTGAAACAGAAAGGTGCTGTATGGAAAGAGAAGACGCCATCAGGCAAGGACAAGGTGGATGAGTCTACTCTGAAGAAGAACCTACACATACCTGAAGCCAAGATGGTACTGGAGTATCTGCTGTTACAGAAGAGACACTCTCAAGTACTGTCGTGGATCAAGGCAGAAAACAAAGGACGCATATATGGAAGGGTTAAACATATCGGAGCGGTTACAGGACGCATGGCGCACTCTAGTCCCAATCTTGCACAAGTGCCTGCGGTTTATGCGGAGTACGGTAGTGATTGTAGGAAGCTATTTACTGTTCCTCCTGACCGTGTTCTCGTTGGGGCTGACGCATCTGGTCTGGAACTTAGGATGCTGGCTCACTACATGGATGACGAAGCGTATACGAAAGAAATCCTAGAAGGCGACATACACACAGCTAACCAACA